GCGGTCGCGGCCTGAAGCAAATCACCGGGCTCAGCAATTACCGCAACTGTGGCCAGGCGTTGAAACTGGACCTTGTTACCCACCCGGACCTGCTTGAACAGGATGAATACGCCGCGCGCTCAGCTGCATGGTTCTATTCGTCTCGCGGTTGCCTGCTCCATTCAGGCGATGTGGAGCGCGTCACGCTGCTTATCAATGGCGGCAGAAACGGACTGGATAAACGCCGCGCGCTGTTTAACCTGGCGAAATCTGTGCTGGTGTGAGGTCACTATGGGATTTGAAACGGTAATTGGGATTGTTGCAGCAGTCATTGCTGCGATCGCCGGCGCTTTCGGCCTGGGCCATATTCGCGGCACCAGCAAGGCGGAAGCCAAAGCTGATAAGCAGCGCACCGAGGAGAACGCAGCGGCGAGCGTTGCGGTAGCAGAACGTAAAGCTGAAGTCACTAAAGAGGCCAGCAATGTCCAGCAGACTGTTAATCACATGCCTGATGACGATGTTGATCGCGAGTTGCGCGAAAACTTCACCCGCCCCGGTGGTGATTGATACGGGCTGCCTGTGGACCCGGATTATCTACGTGACAAACCACGATATTGACGTCCTGGATAAGCAAACCAAGCGCGACATCCTGGCGCATAACAAAGCGTGGCAGGCTAACTGCCAGAAACAAACCAGAGCCTCGCAATAGCGGGGCTTTTTTATGCGCATCGCACGCGCACATTCTACTCAGAACCTTTCAGGATGACCCTTGAGGAACCGGCTGGCGTCGGAGCCTTCTGAGGGCCGGATCTCCTGTGCGACAAGGTTCATCACTAAAAGGTAATTCCGATGAGCGGACATGTTAGAAATGCAGGGAAAACCTGTTCCGTTAATTCATGTAAGCGGCTAGCGCATTGCAAAGGCATGTGCCAGATGCATTATCTGCGACTCTACAAAACCGGCTCCCTTAAAGCAAAATCACCACTCGATAGATTGAGAAGCAAGTATATGGTCGATGAGTCAACCGGATGCTGGAACTGGCTTGCATACATAAATTCAGATGGATATGGAATGTTCAAACACAAAGGGATGATGGCCCTGGCCCACAAAGCCAGTTATGAGCTGCTGGTCAAGAATGTTCCTGATGGTTTTGAACTTGATCACGCCTGTCATAACCGAAAGTGTGTCAACCCAAAACACCTAAGTGTGGTAACGCACAGAGTAAACGTCTGGAACAGAATAAAGCCAGTTAGCTCCACTGGAGTGATGGGTGTATCTCTCAGGGAAAGCGGAAAGTACAGGGCAAGACTGACGAGAAATGGCGATATCATTCTCCAAAAGGAATTTGAGACATTATCCGAAGCAATGGCTGCGGTTGAAAAAGCACGTTGCGAATTTGAGGGCAAATAATGGACGTCATTGTTGATGGGGTTCCTTATATCCGCGCCGATAGCGTTTCTCACAATAAAATCGGGATCGCGATAACTACGCATAACAGGCCGCAGGTACTCGCAAATTCACTTGAGCAACATCGTAAACATTTACCTACCGGCGCTGTGGTATTCGTCATCGATGACGGGTCCAACCCTCCAGCAAAAGTGCCGGATTGGTGCAAGTTAATCCGGCACGATAAGTCACTTGGGATTGTCGCATCGAAAAATGCCAGCCTTGAATGCCTTATGGACTCAGGATGCGAACATTTATTTTTGTGGGATGACGATGCGTATGCCATCGCTGATAACTGGCACCAGCCTTACATCGATTCACCAGAGCCGCACCTGGCTTACCAGTTCCTCGATCTGGCTGGGCCGCGAAAGATTAACGATATGACCGTTCTGTACCGGGATGATAAGCACATCGCTTACACCGGGCAGCGTGGCGTGATGCTCTACTTCCACCGCAGCGCGATAGAGAAGGTAGGCGGTTTTGATACGGTGTACGGCCGCGGCATGTACGAACACAGTGACCTCGCGCTACGTATCCATAACGCTGGCCTGACGACGTGGGCTTACGGTGATGTGGTCGGTTCAGAAAAGCTAATCCATTCTCTCGATGAGCATGAAGCCGTAGAGCGTTCGGTACCGCGCCCCGACCGACAGGCGCTGGTGGAACGTAACGTGAAGATCCACAACGAACGGCGTGATTCCGGGTTTACTGGTTACGTTGAATACCGTCAGCAGCGCGATGTAGTTATCACAACGCTGCTTACCAGTCAGCCTGACCCGCAGCGCGGCACAAAAATGGCGGCCTCGCCTGACATGCTGGCTAACTGGGCCTCATCACTTCGGAATTGTGGCCGCATAGCGCTGGTAGATGAATTACTGACGGCCCCGGCAGGTGTTGAGCTTTATCGCGTTCCTGACGTGAAGATGAATGTCTACTTTCGTCGCTGGTTGCACATCTGGCAGCACTTGCGAGATCACCCTGAATACCGGTTCGTCTGGTGTACCGATGGTACCGATGTCGAAATGCTTCGCGCGCCGTGGGAAGAAATGGAGGCAGGGAAGGTGTACGTCGGTTCTGAACCAAAGACCTACGTCGATTCCTGGGCAAAGCAGAATCATCCGGAGCGCGTCTATCATGAGTTCATTGAAGAGCACCGCAACGATGTGATGCTTAACGCTGGGCTGCTGGGTGGTACCCGCGCCGATGTAATGGCGTTTGCTCACGGCATCATCCGTCTTTACTACCGGATCGAGAGCTATCGTTTCTGGAAGAAAGAACAGGCTGGCGCCGCGGTGGGCGACATGCTGGCGTTCGGCATTGTTGCGAAGTCATTCGCTGACAGGCTGGTCACCGGCCCTCTGGTTCACAGAGGTATTCAAAACCAACGGTATCGGTAAAGAATTAGCATGGTTCAAACATAAGTAAGAGAGGAAGTTATGGTAAGCAAAACACTAGCTAAGGGTAAAAGCGGCAACAAATCTAGTTGCCGCAACCATGAATTTTTCAGCCTGCCTACCGGTAAGATATTTATATCTTCTGCAAGGATTGAAAAATTAATTTGTTTTTACGGAGTCAAGAATCTTCAGTAAAGCTTCCTTTGCATGAGTGTGAGCCTCAACCATCGATGGATCACTAACAGAAGTTGATTTAATAAAGTTTGCAATAACTTCTTTGTTGTTTGAGCCAACAACAAATGCGCTGAATGTCTGAGCAAGAAGTTCTGTCAGCGCGTAATTTTTGCGTAAAACGTCATCAATCCGTTCAAACTGTTCTGAAACGCTATATCCACTCATTTCCTTTCCTTCTTCAGAGGTAATCAGCCATCCCTCTGCGCATGTGTGCGCCAGTGTCCCACCACTGACGGGCTGAACCACACACTTTACCCAGGGTTAAAGCGAAGCAACACCCTGATATTCAGACAGTAGCCGCCATCGTGCGGCTTTTTTATTGGAGATTCGCTGGTGGCTGAAGAGATTAAGTTTGTGGTGGTCGGCCATCATACCCGCTTAGGGCCTGCACAACGTCTTGCTGCACTGCTGCATGCTCATCTGCTGGTTGATGACGATAACCACGGCGCGAACTGGAATCATCGTCGCGCTATCGAATGGGCTGCTGAGCAACCTTGCCGGGTAGTGGTGTTAGAAGACGACGCGCTGCCGGTTGAGGGATTCACCGAGACGGTAACGGACTGGATAGCGCGCTTTCCTGACGACATGCTGAGCTTTTATCTCGGTACCGGCCGACCGCCGCAGTATCAGAAAGAGATTGCCGGAATGCTGGTGGATGCGGATCGCGTCTGTGGTGACCACATCGTATTAAGCAAGCTGATTCACGGCGTATGTTATAGCCCTCCTCAGGGCAGGTTGGCGCGCATGCTCAGCACATGGAATAAAACGTTGGCAGCTGATTACGCCGTTGGTGAGGCATTCGGTGGCCGAGTAATTTATCCGTGTTACTCGCTGGTGGATCACGCTGACCTCCCGACGGTTGAGCGTCACCCTGACAACGAGCCGAGGACAGAACGCCGCCGCGCATGGAGGCTGGCATAAGCTGTTGTTTATCCCATCCTTCCTCACTTTGAGCACCGTCACGCATGGAGACTGGCATGAACAAAGAGCCTCGCGTATATGGCAGCCGATGGGATAAGGCCCGCCTGCGTTTCCTGCAGCAGCACCCACTATGTGTGATGTGCGAGCAGCAGGGGCGGATTACCCCAGCAACGGTGGTTGACCATATCGAGCCCCACAAACTTAAAGATGCGCTTAAGTCACGTAACCCGCTGGCTATATCGAAAGCACAGCTCCTGTTCTGGAGTAAAGAGAACTGGCAGCCACTGTGCAAAGCTCATCATGACTCAACGAAACAGAGAATGGAGAAGAGCGGCGCGGTAATAGGCTGTGATGCCAACGGCTACCCGCTCGATCCTGCGTCTCACTGGAGCACGTAATGAAAGACCTCATCATTGAATACCGCGACGGTAAGTTTGTTCAGTTGGCAATTGATGGCGTAGCGATGAAGACTGTTACCTCTATCCAGTTCTCTCACATGGTAGGAGAAAACGTGCCGACGCTGACCTTCTCAGGTCATGTGTGGCCCGAGCATGGGAAAGGCGCTCAGAAACTCGAACAAGTTGATAAACAGACCTCCTGGCATGATGAAGTGAAACAGATAATGAAAGAGTGAAATCATTTCAAATGCAATGAAATCAAATGAGAACGAATCGCATCGGGGCAGGGGGGGGATCAAATCTTCAAAACCTTTGCCCCAAATGACCGCCGCCAAAGTTTGATTTTAACGCTAACCCGATTTTTTTAGTTTTAAGGTGTTGACATATGGCAGATAAACGAACCCGTTCCGACAGTTCGGCGGCAGCGGTTCAGGCCATGAAAAATGCAGCAGTGGACACCATCGATCCTCCGTCCCATGCAGGTTTGGAAAAAAAAGCCGAACCATTCTGGCATGACAATATCAGATCGAAAGCTCTGGACAGCTGGACGCCGGCCGACCTTCTGGCCGCTGTAGAACTGGCAAATAACCAGCTCTATATCACGGTTTTGCGTAAGGATTTACGCAAAGAAGAGCGAACACGCGGAGAGGGCCGCGAAGAAGGGCTTATTAAAGACCTCCGCAAGCAAATTGTTGAACTGCAGCGAACTATTCTGGCCCAGCGCCGTGACCTCCAGATCCATTCCCACGCAACCAACGGTGAAAGCCGCGACCAGAAGAAACGCAATCAGAATGATCGTGATGCACGAAATACCAAAACCGAGCATCAGGACCAGGACGACAACCTGATCGCCTTTCCCAAGCACGGATAAAAGACTATGACGCGAGGTGAGCGTGTAATAGCGTTCATTGAGCGCTTTTGCATCGTGCCGGAAGGCAAGCTTATCGGCCAGCCTATGCGGTTGGACCCCTTTCAGAAAGATTTCATCCTGGCGGTTTACGACAATCCAGCCGGAACGGATATGGCGATCCTCAGCATCGCCCGAAAAAACGGTAAAACAGGCTTAATCGCTGGAATCCTCCTGGCTCACCTGGTGGGGCCTGAAGCGGTCCAGAACACGCAGATTGTCAGCGGTGCACTTAGCCGGGAACAGGCGGCCATCGTTTTTAACCTCGCGGTGAAGATGGTCAACCTGAACCCTAAACTGCAGGAGATTGTTCACATTACGCCAAGCGGCAAAAAGCTGATTGGTTTGCCGTGTAACGTCGAATACAAGGCTTTATCCGCAGAAGGTAAGACGACGCACGGCCTTTCCCCCATTCTGGCCATTCTTGATGAAACCGGGCAGGTAAGGGGACCACAGGATGATTTTATCGATGCAATAACTACCGCGCAGGGGGCGCATGAGAACCCGCTGCTGATTGTTATCAGTACGCAGGCAGCAAACGATGCTGACCTGCTGAGCATCTGGATTGATGATGCGGTCAAATCGAAAGATCCGCACATCGTGTGCCACGTTTATGAAGCGCCAAAAGACGCTGATATCAGTAAACGCGAGTCCTGGCTGGCTGCGAACCCGGCGCTGGGAACATTCAGGTCAGAAAAAGACATGGCGCGCCAGGCTGAGAAAGCTGGCCGAATGCCAAGCTTCGAAAACACCTTCCGAAACCTCAACCTCAATCAGCGCGTGTCTACCGTATCGCCGTTTATCTCCCGCAGCGTGTGGGAGCTTTGCGGAGAGATGCCGATTAACACGCCGAGGAAGTGGTACGCGGGGCTGGATCTGTCAGCCAGGAACGACTTAACGGCGCTGGTTATCGCTGGTGAAGCAGATGATGGTGTCTGGGATGTTTTCCCCTTCTTCTGGACACCGCAAAAAACTCTTGAAGAGCGAACCAAAACGGACCGCGCACCCTATGACGTGTGGGTGAGAGAGGGGCTGCTGCGCACCACGCCAGGCGCTTCGGTAGATTACTCATTCGTCGTTGCGGATATCGCTGAAATTATCGGTGATTTCGACCTTACCTCGATGGCTTTTGACCGCTGGCGCATTGACCAGTTCAGGAAGGATGCCGATGCCATTGGGTTGAGCCTCCCGCTGGTCGAGTTCGGCCAGGGCTTTAAGGATATGGGGCCAGCTGTAGACACGCTGGAGTCTCTGATGCTTAACGGGCGTGTGAGGCATGGCATGCACCCAGTATTAACGATGTGTGCTGTGAATGCGGTGGTGGTGAAAGATGCTGCTGGCAACCGCAAGCTCGATAAGTCCAAAGCAACAGGCCGTATTGATGGCATGGTCGCAATGACAATGTCCGTTGGTGCTGCTAATGGGGAAGTTACCGAACAGGGTGGTGACTTCGATGACTTCATTTTCCGACCGCTGAGCATGTGATGGAAGAACCTAAATACACGATTGACCTGCGAACCAATAACGGCTGGTGGGCAAGGCTGCAGTCCTGGTTTGTCGGCGGGCGTTTAGTCACCCCAAATCAGGGCTCACAGACGGGGCCTGTTTCGGCCCACGGACACCTGGGCGATTCATCCATTAACGATGAACGGATACTGCAAATTTCGACGGTTTGGCGCTGCGTGAGCCTGATTTCAACGCTCACGGCATGCTTACCGCTTGATGTCTTCGAAACCGACCAGAATGACAACCGCAAAAAAGTGGGTTTGAGCAATCCGCTGGCGCGACTGCTGCGCTACTCACCGAATCAGTACATGACCGCCCAGGAATTCAGGGAGGCCATGACGATGCAGCTCTGTTTCTACGGTAACGCGTATGCACTGGTGGACCGCAACAGCGCGGGTGACGTGATCAGCCTTCTCCCGCTTCAGTCTGCCAATATGGATGTGAAACTCGTCGGAAAAAAAGTGGTTTATCGCTATCAACGCGACAGCGAATACGCCGACTTTTCGCAGAGAGAGATTTTTCACCTTAAAGGCTTCGGATTCACCGGGCTGGTCGGCCTGTCACCCATTGCTTTTGCCTGTAAATCGGCAGGTGTGGCAGTTGCGATGGAGGACCAGCAGCGAGATTTCTTTGCCAACGGCGCCAAGTCTCCGCAAATCCTCTCAACCGGCGAAAAAGTGCTAACTGAACAGCAGCGCTCGCAGGTCGAAGAGAACTTCAAAGAGATCGCCGGCGGTCCGGTTAAAAAACGCCTCTGGATTCTGGAAGCGGGCTTTTCCACATCGGCAATTGGCGTAACGCCGCAGGATGCCGAAATGATGGCGTCCCGAAAATTTCAGGTAAGTGAACTGGCGCGATTCTTTGGCGTACCGCCTCACCTTGTCGGCGACGTCGAGAAATCAACGAGCTGGGGATCGGGCATCGAGCAGCAGAATCTCGGCTTCCTGCAGTACACCCTGCAGCCCTATATCTCCCGGTGGGAAAACAGCATTCAGAGGTGGCTTATTCCTGCTAAGGATGTTGGCCGCATTCATGCTGAGCACAACCTCGACGGCCTGCTGAGGGGCGATTCGGCATCCCGCGCTGCCTTTATGAAGGCAATGGGAGAGGCAGGGCTACGCACCATCAACGAGATGCGACGAACGGACAACCTCCCGCCATTGCCGGGTGGCGATGTGGCAATGCGCCAGTCGCAATACGTGCCGATCACCGATTTAGGAACCAACAAAGAGCCCCGTAATAACGGGGCTTAATTTTTATGGGGGCCGTAATGCCTGAGATCGTAAAAACGCTGTCCTTCGACGAGACAGAAATCAAATTTACCGGTGACGGTAAGCAGGGGATTTTTGAAGGCTATGCCTCTGTTTTTAATAACACCGATTCCGATGGCGACATCATTCTGCCCGGGGCGTTTAAAAACGCCCTGGCGAACCAGACCCGCAAAGTGGCGATGTTTTTCAACCACAAGACGTGGGAGCTGCCGGTTGGCAAATGGGACAGCCTGGCTGAAGACGAAAAAGGCCTGTATGTGCGCGGTCAACTTACGCCAGGGCACAGCGGCGCCGCCGACCTGAAAGCGGCAATGCAGCACGGTACGGTTGAGGGTATGTCGGTTGGCTTTTCCGTTGCGAAAGACGATTACACCATCACTACCACAGGCCGAATTTTTAAGAATATCCCGGCTCTGCGCGAAATCAGCGTCTGCACTTTCCCCGCCAACGAACAGGCTGGCATCGCAGCCATGAAAAGTGTCGATGGCATTGAAACGATCCGTGATGTGGAGAACTGGCTGAGGGATTCAGTCGGCCTCACCAAATCACAGGCAGTAGGGCTAATAGCCCGGTTTAAGTCAGCGATTCGGAGCGAGTCCGAGGGCGGCGGAAACGAAGCACAAATCAACGCTCTGCTTCAGAGCATCAAATCTTTCCCTTCTAATTTAGGTAATTAATTATGTCTGAACTCGCTCTCATTCAAAAAGCTATCGAAGAATCCCAGCAGAAAATGTCTCAACTTTTCGATGCGCAGAAAGCAGAAATCGAAAGCACTGGTCAGGTTTCCAAGCAGCTGCAGTCCGACCTTGCGAAAGTGCAGGAAGAGCTGACCAAATCCGGTACCCGCCTCTTCGATCTTGAACAAAAACTGGCATCCGGCGCTGATAATCCGGGTGAGAAGAAATCCTTCTCTGAACGAGCTGCTGAAGAGCTCATTAAGTCATGGGACGGTAAACAGGGCACCTTCGATGCGAAGACGTTCAATAAGTCTCTCGGTAGTGATGCAGACTCAGCAGGCTCGCTGATCCAGCCAATGCAGATCCCCGGCATCATCATGCCAGGACTGCGCCGTCTGACCATTCGTGACCTGCTGGCGCAGGGCCGCATCTCCAGCAACGCTCTGGAATACGTCCGTGAAGAGGTGTTTACCAATAACGCCGACGTGGTGGCTGAGAAAGCGCTGAAGCCCGAATCGGATATCACCTTCAGTAAGCAAACCGCGAACGTGAAGACGATCGCCCACTGGGTGCAGGCATCGCGTCAGGTTATGGACGATGCGCCAATGCTGCAGTCATACGTCAACAACCGCCTCATGTACGGCCTAGCGCTGAAGGAGGAAGGTCAACTACTGAACGGTGACGGTACCGGGGATAACATCGAAGGGTTGAACAAAGTGGCCACCGCTTACGACACCTCGCTGAATGCCACCGGCGACACCCGCGCTGACATTATCGCTCACGCTATTTATCAGGTGACAGAGTCTGAGTTTAGCGCTTCCGGTATCGTCCTGAACCCGCGGGACTGGCACAACATCGCGCTGCTGAAAGACAATGAAGGCCGCTATATCTTCGGTGGTCCTCAGGCATTTACCAGCAACATCATGTGGGGTTTGCCAGTGGTTCCGACTAAGGCGCAGGCCGCCGGCACCTTTACGGTGGGCGGTTTCGATATGGCCTCTCAGGTCTGGGATCGCATGAATGCCACCGTGGAAGTCAGCCGTGACGACCGCGACAACTTCGTGAAAAACATGCTGACCATTCTGTGCGAAGAACGCCTGGCGCTGGCGCACTATCGCCCGGCGGCAATCATCAAGGGCACTTTCTCTTCTGGCTCATGATGGAGGGGGCGGGGTAACCCGCCCTTTTAACGTATGGCGATAGATGTTCTCGATGTAATTGGCCTCCGCCTGTTCAAACAGCAGATTGAGTTTGAGGAAGACGACAGGGACGAGTTGATCACCCTGTACGCGCAGGCGGCTTTTGACTACTGCATACGCTGGTGCGATGAACCGGCATGGAAAGTTGCAGCTGATATTCCTGCAGCAGTTAAGGGCGCCGTTCTCCTTGTCTTTGCTGACATGTTTGAACACCGCACCGCGCAAAGCGAAGTACAGCTATATGAGAACGCTGCAGCAGAACGCATGATGTTCATCCATCGCAACTGGCGCGGTAAATCTGAACCTGAGGAGGGCTCCTGATGGAACCTGGACGATTCAGGCACCGGGTAAAAATTCTCACCTTCACGACTTCGCGCGATCCATCTGGTCAGCCGGTTGAATCGTGGAGTGGTGGCAACCCGGTCCCGGCTGAGGTGAAGGGGATCAGCGGCAGAGAGCAGATGTCTGGCGGTGCGGAAACTGCGCAGGCAACCATTCGCGTCTGGATGCGCTTCAGGGCTGAGCTGAATGCCTCTTCGCGTCTGGAAGTGCTCAGCGGCCCGTATAAAGGTCAGGTGCTAAATATCATCGGTCCTCCTGTAGCAAATGCGACCGGCACTCGCCTGGAAATTCTTTGCAAAACGGGAGCCGAAAAATGATTGAGACGAGTCTCGATTTTTCCGGGCTGAATGACATCGCAAAGGATCTGGAGGCGCTTAGCCGCGCTGAAAACAACAAGGTTCTGCGTGATGCCACGCGCGCTGGCGCCGAAGTGCTTAAGGAAGAAGTGATCGCCCGTGCGCCGGTGCGCACCGGGAAACTGAAAAAAAACGTGGTGGTGGTGACCCAAAAAAGCCGCCGCCGCGGGGAAATATCTTCCGGTATTCACATCCGTGGCCGCAACATGCGAACCGGTAATAGCGACAACACCATGAAAGCCAGCGATCCGCGTAATGCGTTTTACTGGCGTTTCGTTGAAATGGGAACTGCCAACATGCCGCCACATCCTTTCATTCGTCCCGCGTTTGACGTCCGCCAGGAGCAGGCGACAGAGGTCGCGATCAGGCGCATGAACCAGGCCATTGACGAGGCGTTAAGCAAATGACGGAAGACGATCTCTATCCTCTGCTGGCACCGCTGGCCGGAGGACAGGTTTATCCCTACGTTGCACCGCTCGGCAGTGACGGGAAGCCTTCAGTCTCGCCGCCCTGGGTAATTTTCTCGATTATTACCGACGCGGCTGCTGACGTTCTCTGCGGCCAGGCTGAATCCTCCGTTTCGGTGCAAATCGATGTTTACTCCAGCACTATCACTGAAGCGCGTACTATCCGGAATATGGCGCTGGAAGCCCTGCAAACATTGAAGCCTGAGAACATTGTCAAAACGCCAGGCTATGAACCTGATCTGCATTATCACCGGGCCACTCTTGAATTTCAGGTGACCGTTTAAGTTCATTCACCATCACAGACCGCTCCGGCGGTCTTTTTTTATCTGGAGAAATCATGACCAGTAAGTATGAAGTTACAAAGGGGATGACCTTTGCCGTCTCCGACGCACCCGTAACCGCCGAGGATTTTAATGCCTCAGGTTTCCCGGGGGCTGGTGTTACCTGGCTGGAAGCGGCCTGTGCAACAAAGGAGATCACCTTCACTGGCGGTCAAAAAGGGGATATTGACGTAACCACGCTTTGCTCAACTGAACAGGAGCAAACGAACGGCCTCGCCGCACCTGCTGAAATGAGCATTACCCGTAACTGGGTTGGCGATGAAGCAGCACAGGAGGCACTCCAGACCGCTTACGAAAATGACGAACTGCGTGCGCTGCGCGTGGTATTCCCGTCTGGTAATGGTTTCTACGTGCTGGTGGAGGTTCGTCAGAGCTCATGGTCTGCTGCAACCTCATCCGTTGTTGGCGCGACTTATTCTCTGCGTGTACGCGGCAAACCTAAACGCATTTACGCGTCTGGTTCCTGAGCGGCTTCGGCCGCTTTTTTTATCCCTTCGACCATGTAACAAGAGAAAAATGAAATGGCGCAAAAAACATCACAGAATTCACTACGCGACGTGGCGCTTACTGCATCAAAAGCCTATCGCACAAAAGACGGTATTACGGTCCCTGAGTGGGATGGCGCAAAGGTAACGCTGCGCGAACCGTCCGGCGATGCCTGGGTGAAATTCCGGGAAATCGTAAATCCTCAGCTCGCCGAAGGCGAAGAGGCCCCGACGCTGACGGAGACGGAGAAGTTCCTGCGTAACAAAGAGGCGGATGTGGTTCTGTTTATTGACGTACTGCTGGATGAAAACGGCGAGCGCGTATTCAGTGACGAGGATCAGGAGCTGGTATCCAAAATTTATGGTCCTGTGCATGCGCGCCTGCTGGCTCAGGCTCTTGGCCTCGGAATGAGTCAGGAAGAAGCGGGAAAGCCGTAAAGCAGCCGCTGACCTTCTTCCTGATGTCACTGGCGCTTCGGATGGGGCGCACTCTGCACGAGCTGCGCCAGACCATAACCGCCAGCGAGCTCAAAATGTGGATCGAGTTTGACCGCATAAGTCCTGTTGGGGACTGGCGTTCCGATGCACAGGCGGCGCAGATCTCCGTTGCAATGCTGAACTCTCAGGGCGGGAAATTCACCATACCTGACGTGATGCTGAAATGGGGTGAGCAGGAAGAAGGCTCTGAAGTCTCTGAACTTGAAGAATGGATGTCCAGTCTTTGACGCCCGCGGCTGCGGGCTTTTTTATGGGTGAAATATGGCAACGCTGCGCGAGCTAATCATCAAAATTTCTGCGAACTCGTCTTCTTTTCAGTCTGAGATCGCCAGAGCGTCCCGTATGGGGACGGATTACTACCGCACTATGGAACAGGGCGGGAAAAAAGCAGCAGCGGCCACGCGTGAAACTCAGCGGTCTTTGGCTGAACTGAATTCTCAGCTTGCTAGCGTGCGCTCTTCTGCGACTGAGCTTGCCGGGGCATGGGCTGGGGCATTTGCCACGCATCAGCTCATCGCGTTTGCTGATACCTGGAACCAGTTGAATGGGCGTCTGCGCCTGGCTGCCTCCTCAAGCGAGGATTACGTGGAATCTCAGCGCGTGCTGATGGAGATCAGCCAGCGCACAGGAACATCCCTCGAGGCAAACAGCAACCTTTACAGCCGAATTGCTCAGTCCCTGCGTGATGCCGGTTATGCCTCCGCAGACGTCGCAAAAGTTACGGAAACCGTAGCAACCTCGCTGAAGCTGTCTGGCGCCAGTACCGAAGAGGCAAGCTCTGTTATCACCCAGCTTAGCCAGGCGCTTGGCTCAGGCGTTTTGCGAGGCGAAGAATTTAACTCCATCATGGAGAACGGTGGCCGCCTGGCGAAACTGCTGGCTGATGGTCTGGGTACCACTGTTGGTGGCCTGCGAAATATGGCCAACAACGGCGAGCTGACGACCAACAAGATCGTCCCGCTGCTGACAAACGTTGAGACCCTGCGTAAAGAGTTTGACACTCTTCCGGCGTCAATCAGCGGTTCTGCACAGAAAGTGCAAAATGCTTTTCTCGCCTGGGTTGGCGGGGCGAACGATGCCGTCGGCGCATCCTCCACGCTATCCGGCGTGCTGGATGGTCTGGCGAATAACATTGATGATGTGGCAAACACGGCAGGCATTCTCGTTGGCGTGGGTCTGGCTCGCTATTTTGGCAATATGGTCGGCAGCGTCGCCCAGTCAACCCGGGCAGTGCTCGCTAATACGGCCGCCGAGGTCGCGCTGGCGCAGGCTCAGGTTCGAGGCGCTCAGGTTAGTGTTGCTGCTGGTCGCCAGGCTGTTTACCGCGCTCAACAGGCGCGCGCAGCGGCGACGAGTATTGAGGCTCAGATTGCCGCTGAGCGTAATCTTGCTGCAGCTCAGGCATCACTGAATACGGCGTTGGCTGGCAGGACCTCTGCAGCTAACAACCTAACCAATACAGCCTCAGTAATGTCCCGGCTGGGTAGTGGGGTGCTGGGTATTCTCGGTGGCTGGCCTGGAGTGATTATCGGTGCCGGCGCTGCGATGTATGGCCTTTATCAGCATACCCAGCAGGTGCATCGTGAGGCAGTCGGTTTTGCCAACAACCTTGACGAGATCAATGCCAAGCTCCAGCAGATGTCGGTGCTTGGCCTGCGTTCGACCGCGGCTGATGCCCGTACATCTTTACAGGCGCAAAAACAGGACCTGGCCGACCTCGACTCTCAGATCGCGAAGGTGAAAGACAGCCTTAAGGCGGTTGATCAAATCCAGCAGGACTACAACCGCCATCCGACGCTGACCCTGATCAACACCTTCATGGACCAGGCCGACATCACGGCCAAAAACATCGAGCTGACTGATAAGCTGAACCAGCTGGAGTACCAGCGCGAACAGGCAGCCTCAAAAGTCGAGCAAACGCAGAAGCTGGTTAACCAGGCCAGTGATCTGGCCACGCAAAAGGCTATCGAACAGGCTGGCGCTGTCTCAATCCTGAAAGGTGCGTATGACCTGCTTAACCGCTCAATGTCAGCGACCGCTGGCGCCAAACCGCCACAATATGCCGGGCCCGTCGTTTCACTGGCGAACGCAACGCCTCAACAGCAAACCGCACTGGAGCGCTCACGCCGCGATAACGAGCTGGCCAGCCTAAGCGGTTTAGAGAAACTCCATCAGCAGCACGTGTATGAAGCAGAAGACCTGAAGCTGACGGGAGCACTTTACACCCAGTACATCTACAACAAGGATCAGGCAGCCAAAAAAGATGCAGCGGCTGCGGAGGCAAAAAAAACCTCTACCGCCGCCTCGAAAGCACAGAGTAAAGCCGAGCGCGAAGCGGCCAGCACCGCCGAACAGTATTCCCGGAAAATGGCCGATCTGAGTGTGGCTATCGACGTGCAACGCGTCAGGGCGACGGAAGGCGAAAAAGCCTCCGAGCTTTACGCGGCATCGCACCAGGCAGGCACTAAATGGACCGACGAGCAGCGCAGGGCGGTCCAGGCATCATCAGCAGAGCTGGCAAAATGGACGCAAAAAGCCGACGAGAACGTGCGCAAGCAGCGCGAACAAGCTGATGCCCTGAAGGATTTAACTGAAGCGGCCCGAAAGTTCAGGGATGAGGCGACGCTGACAACCGAAACCGCAGGCATGAGCGATCGCCAGCGCAGCCGGTTCGACGAGACGCAACAGATCGACCGTGTTTTTGCTAAAACGGACGGCGGTACCGAGGCCATCGCGCAGCGCGCCGCAGCCCTCGATGCTCTGGATAAGAAATACAAGGCTATTGCAGCAGCTGAAGCGGATTGGATGTCCGGAGTATCACGCGGCTATGCAAACTGGTTTGATGAAATCACTAACGTATCCGGCACGGTTTCTGATGGGGTGAAAACCACACTCGACAGCGCGTTTGGTAACGTCACCTCAATGCTGGAAGGCAATAAGGTTAGCTGGAAATCGTGGGGTATTTCTGTCCTGCAGATTATCGAAAAAGTGGCTCTGCAGATGGCGGTGGTAAGCGCGATGGGGGGCGGCTCTTCCGGATCTGGTTTGTTTGGCTCGCTGGTGGGCGGGATTGCCGGGTATTTCGGTGGCAGTGCCGGCGGCGCAGCTGCCAGCACCGGTACGGCGGTTTCCAGTTACGGATCGAACTTCCAGTTTAACGCCAAAGGCGGCGTTTATGACTCCCCCTCTCTGAGCGCTTTCAGTAATGGGATCGTCAGAAACCCCACCATGTTCGCTTTCGCAAAAGGCGGGGCCGGAATTATGGGCGAGGCTGGGCCGGAGGCGATCATGCCGCTTACCCGCGCGCCGGATGGTTCTCTCGGCGTTCGTGCGGTCGGAGGTGGCGGCGGTCAGTCTGTATCTTCGGCGCCACAGGTTTATATCACTATCGATGGCAACGGAAACACTCAAACACATGCGACGACTGGCTATGAACAATTTGCGCGAGAAGTGGGTGCTTATACAGATAAACGTTACAGGGAACTGATAATGAGAGATTTAGCACCGGGCGGGGCTATCTGGAATATGGCGAAAGGAGGGCGATAATGGCTATCGAAACTTTTTCATGGTGCCCACGGATTAACGCGGAGGCTGATACAAGTTTCCGCGTCAGAAAAGCCCAGTTTGGCGATGGGTATGAGCAGGTGTCTGGTGATGGATTAAACACCAGAACCCAGCAGTGGACGCTCAACTTTACTGGCAACGAAACCTACATCTACGCCATTAAATCTTTTCTCGACAGGCATGAAGGGACGAAAGCCTTTCAGTGGAAGCCACCGCTCGAACCTTTGGGTTTGTACCGTTGCGAAACATATAAACCCACCGGGCTGGGCGCCGGGAAATTTAATCTTGAAGCAACGTTCATACAGGCATTTAAACCATGAGCTTAAACGCAGATTATCAGAAGCTTGAGCCTGGCGATGAGGTCCGGCTTTTCGAGGTAGATGGCACAGCCTTTGGTACAGGTGAAGTGCTGCGATTTCACAGCTACAGCCTCGCGCATACAGAAGCGGAAATTGCCGCTGCCGGCGGGGATGAAAACAAGCTGCCTGCAAAATCAATCTGGTGGCAGGGCGAGGAATATAAAGCCTGGCCCTGCCAGATTGAGGGGATCGAGGCGTCTACCAGTGGCAGTAGCGCACAGCCAAAATTATCTGTAGCTAACCTCGACAGCTCCATCACAGCGCTGTGCCTGGCCTATGACGATATGCTGAAGGCTAAGGTGACGATTCATGACACGCTGGGCAAATATCTCGATGCGAAAAACTTCGCTGGTGGCAATTCCACAGCAGATCCTACTCAGGAAAAGCTGAAGGTTTTCTACATCGATGCAAAGAGCAGTGAAACCAATGAAGTTGTTGAATTCACGCTATCCAGCCCGATGGATCTGCAGGGGCTGATGATACCGACACGCCAGCTGCATTCCCTTTGCACCTGGTGTATCCGGAATAAGTACCGCACCGGTGATGGCTGCGATTATGCGGGGACCAACTATTTCGACAAAAACAACAACCCGGTCAGCGATCCGTCGCTTGATGAATGCAACGGCACGCTGACGGCCTGCAAGCTTCGGTTCGGTGATAATAACGAGCTCTCGTTTGGTGGGTTCCCTGGCACATCACTGATCAGGAGTTAATATGCGCAAAAAGACCATTGACGCCATCATGGCCCATGCTGAGGCGGAGTATCCGCGCGAGTGCTGTGGTGTGGTGGCGCAGAAGAGCCGGGTAGAGCGCTACTTTCCCTGCCGTAACGTGGCCGATGACCCAGAGGACAATTTTGTCCTTTGCCCCGAAGACTACGCCGCGGCGGAAGAATGGGGGCCAGTGGTCGCTATCGTTCACAGCCACCCCGACGCCACCACCCAGCCGAGCGAAACTGACAAGGCCCAGTGCGACCTCAACGGGCTGCCCTGGCACATTGTCAGCTGGCCGGAAGGCGACCTGAGAACCATCATGCCGCGGGGAGAAATTCCTCTCATCGAGCGGCCTTTCGTCCTGGGCGTCTACGACTGCTGGGGGCTGGTGATGAGTTATTTCCGGCAGACGCATGGCATCGAGCTGCATGATTACCGGGTAAATTATCCGTGGTGGGAAAATGACTACCCGGACAATTTCTATCAGGAATGCTGGTACGAATGCGGTTTCCGTGAATTTGACGGCCCGCCGCAGCCCGGTGATATGGTGATCATGCAGGTGCAGGCTGATAAGTGGAATCACGCAGGCATCCTGCTGGAAGGCAATATGCTGCTGCACCACCTTTACGGCCACTTGAGCCAGCGCGTGCCGTATGGCGGGTACTGGCAGGAAAGGACGATGAAGGTTCTGCGACATTCGTCCCTATGCTAACCTTTTAGAAAATTCAAAAGGAGAAAGGGAAATGAAGAAGCTGCTTTTAATCATGGCGTTATTTGGTCTGTCTGGGTGTGCTACTGAAGCTGTATTGCCCAGCCAAGCAAAACAAGCGCCAGCAGAAAGGGTGTTAAAGTATCAGCAAACTTTGAAAAATACTGACGCCACGTTAATAGTCGTGCGGGATAAGGGGTATTTAGGTAGTGGGTGCTTTACAGGGGTCTACCTAAATAATGATAAGGCCGCTATTTTAGATCCGGGTGAAAAAGCAGTCTTCCATTTGCCTGCTGGTGAGTGGAGTGTAGCCATCAAGGGAGAAGGCAAAGTCTGTATTTCTGATGCGGTGCCAGTAGGCAGTTACGTTCAGCTAAAGGCAGGAGAAACCAAAGCTGTGCGATTGTTTGCTGATCCCAGCGGGAATGTTGATGTCAAACCTCTGCCATTGCAGTGATCGAATTATTGAATTTATAAACCCACCGTATGGTGGGTTTTTTATGCCTGGAGAATTTATGCAAGAGAATCTGATACGCATTGAGCTTGGAGGAGTGCTGGGGAAAACTTTCGGGAAAACTCATGAACGTTTGGTTCGAACCACTGGAGAGGCTGTTAGAGCCCTATGTTGCACTATACCTGGGTTTGAAGCATTCCTGAATAACAGCAAAAGTAGAGGGTTGACCTATGCAGTCTTTAAAGGCAAAAAAAATATTGTTCAAGATGATTTAGGTCTTCCTGTTTCAGAATCTGTTGTGCGGATAGTCCCAGTGGTGATTGGTAGTAAAAAGGCTGGGGTGTTACAAACTATTTTAGGGGCTGTTCTCGTTGTAGCAGGGGTGATAGTAACAGGTCTTTCTTGGGGATATGCCGCCCCAGTTGGTGGCGCAATGATTAGTTCAGGCATCGGACTAATGGCAGGTGGAGTAATTCAGATGCTCTCTCCACAAACCGCTGGGCTGGCCAGCAAACAGGATGCAGATAACCGGGCCTCTTATGCGTTTGGTGGCGTAACGAATACCGCAGCGCAGGGATATCCGGTGCCGCTGTTATACGGCCGCCGGCGAATCGGCGGGGCGATTATTTCTGCCGGGATTTACGTCGAAGATCAGCAGTAAAAATAAACCTTTCATTCAGGCCACCTTCGGGTGGCTTTTTTTATGGGCGCAATATGGCAACTGCAACCGCAATAAGGGGCCGCAAGGGTGGCGTCTCTAAATCTCGCACGCCTACTGAACAGCCTGACGATCTCCAGTCTGTTGCAAAGGCAAAAATATTAATCGCGCTGGGGGAAGGTGAGTTCTCAGGACAGTTAACCGGTAAAGACATTTATCTTGATGGTACCGCTATTGAGAATGCTGACGGCTCCCAGAACTTCAGCGGTGTTACCTGGGAGTTTCGTCCCGGCACCCAAGCGCAGAAATACATTCAGGGTATCCCCGGCACCGAAAACGAAATCAGCGTGGGGACTGAAGTTTCCAGTGCTACCGCCTGGACCCGTACGTTTACCAATACCCAGCTTTCTGCCGTTCGTGTACGCCTGAAGTGGCCTTCACTTTACCAGCAGGAAGACGACAGCGATCTGGTCGGCTATTCGGTTAAATATGCGATTGACCTGCAGACCGACGGCGGCGCCTGGCAGACGGTACTGAATACCAGCGTAACCGGTAAAACCACATCCGGTTATGAGCGCAGCCACCGTATCGATCTCCCGCAGGCCGGCAGCACCTGGACGCTTCGTCTGCGTAAAATCACCGCTGACGCGAACAGCGCGAAGATCGGCGACACGATGACGCTGCAGAGCTTCACCGAGGTGATTGACGCCAAGCTGCGCTATCCGAACACCGCGCTGCTGTACATCGAATTCGACTCAAGCCAGTTCAATGGCTCTATTCCCCAGATTTCATGCGAACCGCGCGGCCGCGTTATCCGCGTGCCGGATACCTACGATCCGGAAACACGAACCTACAGCGGGACCTGGACGGGGGCGTTTAAGTGGGCATGGACTGATAACCCGGCATGGATTTTTTACGACCTAGTGGTGACCGACCGCTTCGGGCTGGGTGATCGCCTGACGGCGGCGAATATCGATAAATGGACGCTCTATCAGGTGGCGCAGTACTGCGATCAGATGGTGCCGGACGGTAAAGGCGGCAGCGGTACCGAGCCCCGATATACCTGTAACGTCTATGTTCAGGAACGGAACGATGCTTACACCGTTCTGCGTGATTTTGCTGCCATATTCCGGGGCATGACCTACTGGGGCGGTGATCAGATTGTTGCGCTGGCGGATATGCCGCGGGATGTGGATTACAGCTATACGCGCGCCAACGTTATCGACGGCCGATTTACCTACGCAAGCAGCACCACGAAAAGCCGCTACACCACAGCGCTGGTTTCATGGTCAGATCCGGGTAACGCTTATGCCGACGCGATGGAGCCGGTATTTGAGCAGGCGCTGGTGGCGCGGTACGGCTTCAATCAACTGGAAATGACAGCCATCGGCTGCACCCGGCAATCTGAGGCGAACCGTAAGGGGCGCTGGGGCATTCTCACCAACAACAAGGATCGTGTCGTTTCTTTCGATGTCGGCCTGGACGGGAACATCCCGCAGCCGGGTTATATCATCGCCGTGGCAGACGAGATGCTCTCCGGCAAGGTTATGGGCGGCCGCATCAGCGCCGTTAACGGTCGCGTTATCAAACTTGACCGCGTGGCAGATGCAGCGGCAGGGGATCGCCTTATTCTCAACCTTCCCTCCGGAGCGTCACAGAGCAGGACCATTCAGGCGGTTAACGGGGAATCGGTCACAGTCACCACCGCGTACAGTGAGACGCCTCAGGCCGAAGCTGTCTGGGTGGTTGAGTCAAACGAACTCTATGCGCAGCAGTATCGTGTTGTGAGTGTCGCTGATAACGATGATGGCACTTTCACCATTACCGGTGCATGGCACGATCCGGATAAATATGCCCGAATCGATACCGGAGCCATCATTGACCAGCGGCCGGTGAGCGTGATCCCGCCGGGCAACCAGTCGCCGCCTGCGAACATCGTGATCAGCTCGTTTTCTGTGGTGCAGCAAAATATCAGCGTCGAAACGATGCGCGTGAGCTGGGACCAGGCGCAGAACGCTATCGCCTATGAAGCGCAATGGCGCCGCAACGACGGGAACTGGGTTAACGTGCCGCGCAGCTCCACAACGTCATTCGACGTACCGGGGATATATGCCGGGCGCTACCTGGTGCGCGTGCGCGCCATCAATGCCGCAGAAATTTCTTCCGGGTGGGGCTATTCAGAAGAGAAAACGCTGACCGGTAAAGTGGGCAATCCGCCGAAACCGGTCGGCTTCATCGCTTCTGATAATGTGGTTTTCGGTATCGAGCTGAGCTGGGGATTCCCGGCGAACACCGACGACACGCTGAAGACGGAAATTCAGTACAGCCTGACGGGTACCGAAGAGGATGCGATGCTGCTGGCCGATGTGCCTTATCCGCAGCGCAAGTATCAGCAGATGGGCCTTAAGGCAGGGCAAATTTTCTGGTACCGCGCGCAGCTGGTGGACCGCAGCGGCAACGAATCAGGGTACACAGAATGGGTGCGCGGGCAGGCAAGTATAGATGTTTCTGATGTCTCCAGTGTGATTTTGGAGGACATGAAGGAATCTCAGACGTTCAAAGACCTGATCGAGAGCGCAGTGGACGGCAATGCAAAAATTGCTGGTA